TGTCTCTATCTACCAGACCTGACCTAATCTTGTTGTTCCAACAATGTGGTAAGGGTTGTGAAAATAAACGTATTCCTGATCTTAATTTGTCTGAACGTCAAGCAAAGTACGTGTTGGATGGCTATCTAAGTGGTGATGGCTGTCGTCGTGAGATTGATCCAGCATTCAGACACACCCCTCGTGGAACATCTCTATTTTTAGACACTCCGTGGGAAACCACAACAACCAGTGTTGTTTTATCTGAACAACTACAACACCTTGCACTTCGAGCAGGTTATTACACGTCTGTGCGTGAAAACGTTGCTGCAGATGGTAAAAAGCGCTCTTGGACGATCTCTTACCATCCGAATAGCACAAGAGTTCACATGCGACTCAACGAGGAACTTCACACAACCAGTATTGTGTCGTGTGAAAAAGCTGGCAAATACGATGTGTACGATATCACAGTAGACGCTATTGAGGATCGTGATCACAACTTTGTATTAGCTAACGGTGCTGTAGTGCACAACTGTGGTTGTCCTGATGGCTGTGACTTAGCAAAGACTTTTCCAGATTGTGTTGTAGATGACAGAAAACGCGGCAAGTTGTATTTGCGTTGTCCAAAATGTAAGTATGTAATACATGATCCACAAAATGGTCGTTATGTAGCACACAATCCAGGTGCTGATTACACTAGCTTTGCTGTATCTGCTTTAGTATCTAAATATGTTCCATTGAAAGATTTATGGAACACATATAATCGCACCACAAATAAAGCGGAGTTTATGAACGCTTCACTTGGATTGCCGTTCATTGATGAAGAGAACAGAGGCGTTACCAAGGCTCAGCTAGACGCGTGTGTGGATCCGCTTTTGGAATGGGCAAAACCAAACTCAGTAGCACATACAGCCATGGGTGTGGACGTCGGCGGTGGTTATTGCTACGTGATTATTGCTGATTTAAAAGACAATAAGAAGCGCATCCGTCACGTGGAAATCATTGAAGCAGACAACCCACACTATATGGAAGCTGGCAAGCGTGTAACACCCTTCAAGCGCCTTCGCGAGTTGATGCGTGAATATAAAGTACAACTTTGTGTAATAGACGCAATGCCAAACTATGATATGGTATTAGAGTTCGCTCAAGAGTTTCACGGTCGTGTATTCGCTGCGTTCTATGCAAAGGAAGCAAAAGACGTAGTAAACTGGTCTGATAAACCAAAGACCAAGCTAACTTTGAAGAAAGCCGGTCCTTTGCTCAAGTTTAAGCACTATTGCGTGCTCAGCCGCTTCTTGAGCATGGACGTTGCTCTTGGTGAATGGGCAAAGCAAAACGTAATCTGTCCTGACCCAGATCGTCTCGTACAGATGTGTTTTGATGAAAAGACAAAGATATTACAGCCTGAAGCTGTAATGCGTCGTGCTCAAAGCATGCTTATGCGTCTTGTGAAACGTTTCCATGTAACTAACGAGGAAACCCACGAGGGACGTTATGAATGGGTCTTTTCAGGACAGGATCCACACTTTGCGCATGCATGGAACTACTGCAACGTTGCACTAGAGCGTTTGCGCCGTTCGGTTATATTCACCTTCGGCTGATTGTGCTGTTCTGTAAGGCATTAAAACAAATCCCATGTAGATTCTAACGTTTCTTGATGTAACATCACTTCTTGATGTAACATCACTTCTTGATGTAACATCACTAGTCGTTCCATCAAACGTTTGTGCTTATGTTCTGGATCTTCTGTATGTCTATAGATGGTTCGTACAGACTTGCGTAGTCCTGNACAAATATCGCAGTTACAATCATCCATATCGTTGGTTGTACTGTAACGTTCTTCATATCGTGTATTCATTGTTTTTCTTANGGACATGACAGAAAAGTCTCTATCTCTTCAACACATTCATCAGGAAAATAGCATCCAGTAGCAAGTGCACAATACCATAAATCTTCTGATACGTCATGGCAAACTGGATCTTGTATTCCTCGGCTGAGATCAGCACAGATAGCTTCACAAGGCACGTCTGGACATTGATTGCATTGAGTTACGCAGGTATCTAAATCAAACGGAGGTGGACTGCATGCTAATAGTAAAAAAGCAACTAATAATATAAACAGTCTTTTCATACAACCTCCTAGTTCTTTTCCAATGCTAACTCAAGCATTCCAACAGTAACTTCAAGCTTCTTGGTAGCGCCCTTTCTACGATGCTTTGCCATATCTGCAAAGAAAGATTCATATTCAGCTTTAGGCTTTTGTGGTTTCTTATCAACTCGTCGTGCAGATGGATCACAGCAACGCTGCCATAATTCAGCAAACCATTTTTCAACCCAAGCTTGTCTTCGCAAGACACCTTTTCGTTTAGTACGACCTTTTCTACCTTCACCTTCTGTATAATTTGTCCAGAATCTCTTTTGAAATGGTGAAGTATACTTATTCCACTCTATCGGGGTTCTTATATATCCATTTAACGTTGCGAATAAGCTTTGTCTGAGAGCAATGCATCTTCCACTATTAGCATGTGCTCCTAGCCCACGAGTACGAATATAAGATCCGCAATGAGGACACTGCACTAATGGATATTGATCACCGACAGCAAATCCCAATTCCTTCAATTTATCTTTGTTATCTTTAAAGTAATTTTGTAATATATTTTCAAGCATGGTCAACTCTTAGCAAGTTCGTCTAACACATCGCCTCATCGTTCTTTGATGAAGTTCAGACGTTGTTCAGGAGTAAGCGGAGTTAAACGTTGCTGCAAGTTAGAATACAGTACCGTAGGATCTACTTCTGACAATCCTGACATGCAGCCATCGTTTAGCTCAACTACCATCCACCCACCGTCCGCTTTACGTGCCACGTCAATTACAAAGAAGCGGATTGACTGAGCTACAGCACTAATAGCTTCTCGAAGAAAACGTTGGTCTACCATCCAGGGACCAAGGTTGTTTTCTTCTCTGACTTCTGGAAACTGAGACCAGTACCATCCAGACCCTACAATATGCCCGTCTAGAACAAAGAATCTATACTCTTCTGTGATAGGTAGTCCACGAATACCTTCACCAAAAGTTCTCAAAGGAACGTATTCACGAATATAGATTTCTTGGTCTCCGATCAAACTGTCATCGCAAAGACGACGGTAAACATCATCTACGTCTTTAGCGGTAGGAGCATACATGTGTGTATTCCATTGATGCTTCTTACTATTAGTTTGGCCTTTCAAAACATATGATTTTGCGTCGCCTGAAGCAATACTTCTTTTGAATTCTTCCATGGAAAAGAATGTACGTGGAGTCATATCTTTCAAGTCTCCATACCACTGCTTCATATCGGCAACGTACGAGTGTTGACGTAGAGAATTAATTAATTTTGATCCATGAAAAGCCAAGTCATCCTCAAGTTCTTTATAGTAGGGAAGAACTGAGTAACGTCCAATGACTAATGAGTTTTGTGGAACATAGGCACGCGTTTCATACACAGGAAGATATTTTCTAGCTGTTCTTAGCTCGTCTTCTTCTGCAAGGGAAGCACGCATCAAAACTACAGGATCTAAGGTCATGGTATATCAATCCAGTATTTAGGTCCGTCAGAATCAGAGTAAACTTGTTCTGATAGTCCAGATGTTTCTCGATCGTATTCTCTAATTAGTTCTTCTATGCCTAGATAGTTTTCTACTCGTTCAAGGTCACCATCTAGACCTGATTTAAGTACATCTAATATTTCTTTGTATCGTTCGTTAAAGTCTTGGTTAGACTCACCTGCGCGCATATTCGTGATGTACCTACAAACATCATTTACCCAAGAAGGAACAAACCAACTAAATGTAAGTACATTTCTGTTGCCTTTATGATCAAAGGTGATATCTGTATCTTCAATACGTACTTTTAGTTGCTTGTATTTTGGATGTTCCATTGAATATGCTCTATCCAAATGCTTTACCGCAACATCGAATATGCGCTCCATCCTCCAGTCATACCGGCTTAATCCTTCTTCCTTAGCCTTCTTGACGTTTTCGTCTGCGATTTGCTGAATCGTGATTTCTTCAGTTGTTCGTGGACGCCATATTACTTCTGTTTCTCGACTGTACTTAGTTTCCGTCATACATCAGTTCTTTACGTAAACAGAACTTATAATCTTCAATTGATTGTTCAAGATCGTTCCGTTCCAGAAATATGTCCATTGCGTCAGCAATAGACTTAGCTCTAATGTAGTCTGATACTAGTTTCCCCTGCTTAGTAAGAGCTACGATAAAATACTCATACTTCTTAGCTGGTCCGGGCATCATATCTCCCTAAGTATAGCATCTTAGCTACAATTTGGTATGCGATTGAATGGTGTGTATCGACGAAGCGTTTCGGCCATTGCGTGGAGCGAGGCGAAGCGCGCGGGCGGGATGAAGTCGAGTGCGGCGCTCGCGGTGCCTCCAAGGTGCACGGGGAGCTGTACTCGCCCCTCCTTGAACTTGGTTTCGAAGTGGGCGCGGAGCGCGTCGTGTGGGATTACGCTGCTGCGCAGCGAATAGGCGTCCGACCACGGCTGCTCCAGGTGCGATTCGCAGCTCAGTGCCCATGCAGACATGCGGCCGTACACGTCGACCACGTCCATGAGGACGGTCTCCAGCTCCAAGCTGTATCGCGGCACGTCCGCGGGAGACGGCGGCGGCAGACCATCACCGTCGTAGTTCCTGTACTCACGCCAGATGGCTCGGTTCACTGGTCCATGGGTCCACGGCTCGAAGGTGAGCCGGCCGAGCTCTGAGTCTAACCCGTGCGCAAGAGCAGCTCCGTAGCTGTAGAAGGCGAGCCTCTGCAGCTTCATGTGTGTCATCGGCCCGTGGACGGCAGCTCGCGCGCGAATCCACGTGGCAAGGCGTAGCGCCTGGTCGTGCATCGCTATGTCCTTTTGCCCTACTCGTCGGTCGAGGTGGGCAGCCGCGCCGCCTCCGAGTCCACGCGCACGGCGAGGGTGTCCTGCAGGAGCTCGCCCGCCAGCGCGAACGGGTCGATCCCCTCAACCTCCGCCACGATGGCGATCGCCTCCGCCATACGGCGCTCGTAGTCGCGAAACTGGGTGCGGAGCGGGACATCGAGCTGCAGTCCGTCGTGCGCCCACAGCACGATGCCCTGCTCGTCGGAGAGGTCCTTCTCAAGGCGCCATCCGCGGCTCCGCAAGTACGCCTGGAACCGCTCCGGCTGGATACCGCGCACAGCGGTGCGAAGCTCGACGCTCACGGCTGCTCTCCTCGGCCGATGGAGGTTAGCGCTCGCAGGAGGATTTCATCTAGAGAATCCATATGTTCAATACCCCATTGCATGGGAGCAGGAATCTTAGTCATTTGACATACCACCCTTTGCCAACAAAAGCCACTTTAAACTTTAGTGGACGATGACCCCAATAAGCCAAAAAGCTTGGAAACACGGCAGGGTCTTTAGCCCCTGCAAACGTGAGCCTACCCTCCCATAGTAACACCGAATCAGCAGAAGGCAAAATAAGACGCTGGAACCACTTGGTATCCGTGCGTGCAGGACCTAACAACACAATCTCTGTGTCATTACTTGCAGCTTTCGCTAATCCAGCTTCATCTACACACTTTTGTATCCATGGACGAATCTTTCGTCCATAAGGCGGGTTTACATAAACCAGACCACCCACTTGCCAAGGCTGAGTAAGCCCATCAACACCGCCGACATCAGGGCCATGCCACTCTGTAACCGCTTTGACGATGCTAGACCCGTTGGAGCAAGGGTCCAAGAGAATCGGTCCTAGATGTTGTTCTAGAGGGTCTAGAATGACACTTGGGCTATTCCAATGCTCATTCTTTGAAGAAGTCATTATTTTACGTGTACGCGCATCCATTTGTGTAATGTTCCTTACATCTCTTCTTATCTTCTTCAGTTAAATCTCTATTTTCTCAATCTAAGATACCTAAAGACGTTCAGTCATATCAATCTCCGAAATCGTGGTGATGTGTTATCCAGATATGTTGAGGTCTCTCAGGGTAAAAATCATGCTCTGATGGTGTGGTAATCTTTTCTTTATTCCACTCTTCTAATTGTCTATGAGTAAAATGAGAACATAAAGGATTTGGACATTCTACTGCTGTAACGCCAACATATGCCCCTTCGTGTTGACATTTCGGACACTTAGTCATACTACCTCACATTGACAAAGGGTTTGTTTCGATCCATCATAAAGCAAGGAGGTACTGTGATTACAGTAGATGTCCTATGTCCAGATCAAAACGAGTCTCCAAAGTGTGAGCCTCATACTCACAACACTGATGAGAAGCCTAGCATGGATCGCTCTCGCGTCACGCGACTTCAAGTCATCAATCTAAAAGGAGAAGTAGTTGATATAGAATACTAATCTTTAGTCTAGATTCTAAGGCGATTCAGAAGAAGCTGCTTCCCAGCCTTCTTTATAGCCTCTATCATACTCAGTTTTCTTCTCTACTTCATAAGCCTTCTCAAAACCAGTCATGAGAGATTCGTAGAGTTCATCTATTTTCTCATATCACAATTGGGATCTTCTCCAAAGAGATTCCAAACGCCTTCGACGTCATGGCGGCGAAATGCAAAAAGGGTGACTCTACAAACGTAGAGTCACCCTCTTTGATCAAACCGGTTCTCCGGTTACATTGAACTGTTGTTCATCCCGTGAATTCTTCAAGTCAAGATACTTGAGTAAATCTAGTTCATGCGCAGCAATGCGCTGAATGATTCTATTCTCGTGAGTCAAAAGACTCTCCAGAATGGCGCGCTTTGGAGTACGTCCGTTCAAAGGCACCGTTGTACCCCTAGCCGTAAGACGTCCCGTCGCGATTTCAATACCTTTCTTCTTATTGAAACGGTCTCCCTTATCAAGAAGTCTGGTCTGAAATCTCTTGCCTTCGTGGTAAGTCTTCCATTCCGTAGGACGATTCAAAGCAAATCCGAAGCTAACAAAGCCTTCTTCATGCTTTGAAACGATGGTAAGTACACGATCAGGATTGTATGGATCGCACAGATAAGTAACACGAGTATCCTTGTCCAACATATCTCTCCTATTCACTTAAGTTCTGACTCAAGAGCCCTAATAGCCGACTTGAAACATCATCCTTAGTAGTCTTAGGGTTGTCATTGAACCCTACTAATCATCCTTTCCTAGGAAAGTATTCCAATCAAATTGTTTGTGTGTATTGTCCGGCTGATTGAATAATTCAATTGCCTTCTCTACATCTTCATCAGTTATACCAACGTTCCAACCCTCCGTTTGGATTAATCTATGTGCTAGGTGACAAAACTGTTCAGGTTTCATATCGTCTAAAATAACTATAGAATCAATCTCTTCCCCTTCCCAATCGCTAATGAACTTTTGAATCTCTAAACCTCTGTAGGTAGGATAGGTTGCCGCGGAGCCAAGCGCCAACGCACGCGCTGGAGGATGTCCGTTAGGTGTTTCACCTATAACGTCGTTTGGATTAAATCCAATATCCTTCATGAAAAGTTTAATCTCATCTAGAGACTTAAACATTCGTCTCCATGCCGAAGAAAGGACAATCTTTGCTCCAGTTTGCTCGATGATTTTCTTCACACGATCAACATAAAACTGACCGATCATGCTTCTTAGCCATTCAGCTTTATCGATGGTGATGGTTTCATGTCTAGCGTTTGCTAAAATGTTGCGGTCATTCAAAACGCCGTCAATATCCAAAAATACTACCTTCATGGCAAAAATCCTTCTTCTTTGAGAGTCTGGTACAACTCTTGATTATACTTGTTGAACACACTTTTCTCAGTGAGAATATCTTCCCAGCTTCCCCAACGAACCAAACCCTCATTAGGTCGTTGTACTATCTCACCCGACCATTCCTCAGCAAGGTAGCAAGTAACTGCGAACTCCTCAATTATATTAATGAGGACTATTCTTAGTTTATCCTCATTGACTTTGATGCCTGTTTCTTCAAACACTTCCCTCACCGCAGCTTCCACAGGAAGCTCACCCGGGTCAACCTTACCGCCTGGCAAGTTCCAATCATCTAGCTTTGATTTACGCGACACCATTAGCAGCTGTCCCTGGTCATTGTGTACGACCACACAAGCAGCATGCTTCACATTTTCTGCGTAAACCATTGGATTTGCCATCAGCAGTGGTAAATGTAAGGCCGTGTTTATCTGCCCAGCACTCCATTAAAACAGATATTAGTTCAATGTTTTAGTGTCAACAGGTTGTCCGTGACGCTTGATGATTACACTCATTACTGTGTCGTATAGAGCACGCAAAGTTGGATGTGCCTCTTTGTCCTTCGAAATCGCATCCAATAGATGATACAATTCTTTACAGCTGAAGCTGCGAGGCTGTCCCATCACAACCATCACACACCTTCCATACTTTCCATACTTCTTGGCAAACATAGCTTCGAAGACAACATACTCAGGCAATGGATCATACTCAGGCAATGAATCATACTCAGGCAATGGATCAAAGTACGGCTGAATAGGATTTCCGTCTTCACCTCTAAACGGAGGAAGATTTGAGGGAACCGGTTCTGCTTCCTCCTCGTGCTTCGACTGCTCAGGCGCGGGCTCAGGCGCGGGCTCAGGCGCGGTTGAATGACTTAGGTCGTGTTTAAGTGCAATGATGATTGCACGCTGCGCCATCCATTGGCCTAGCCTCATAAACTTGCTGGCTACCCAAACCATTGCATTCAAAGTAACTAGAAGGATTTTCTTCTTCACGTTGTGCTCTCCTCCTACGGTAACATCAGTTGGCTAGACATGCAAGCCAAACTGGCTGCTCTTCCTCAGTCCATTGATACTTAGGAGCTACTACTATGCCTTTTCTTTGCTGTGATTCCTTCACAGCCTCATCAAAGTCATCAAACGGACCATGAAATACTACTGACTTAGCTAGAACTTTGTGTTTCTCTTCAAATTCGTCCTCATTCACGAGAGTACCTGTTAGAAACTTGTGTATAGAAGCCCATACCAAAGCTTTACGTATATCGTCGTTTAACGTATGGTCTCCAAGTTCCTCATGAAGATATAGAGGAAGATCGTCATCCTCATCATCATCAAAAATCATCATCAAAAATCATTCAAATCCGGGTAATATAAAGCCTCTCTTATCATAAGCGAAGTTATCCGCCCATCATGAGAGAGGCTTTACGCCTCAATGACTCACTCTGCGATACTATCCTGGAAGTCTTGCAACTTGTTTAGCACAGACATAATATCCTTGGCAGAAACATTGCGCTGATTGTCACGTGCCATGAAGCGAGACAAACGAATTGCATTCTTGATTTGACGTCCGTTAACGTCCATCAAGCTGATACGAGTCACGGATTCGTTATCCAACGTCACACCATTCGTTTCAAGCAAGTTCTGAATAACCTGTTTACGCGAACTGTGATTAAACTCGTTGTAACGAATCGCAAGAGAGATACGAGAGTAGAACGCCTGGTCCATATCCTTGACGCGGTTAGTCGTCAAGATAAGAACACCGTTATAGTATTCCAGCAAGCGCAGGAACGTACCGACCATGGCGTTACGGTCGATGTCACCGCTACGACGTGCCTCAAGGAAAACATCAGCTTCGTCAAGCAGAAGCACTGCGTTCCAGCGTTGAGCAGTCTGGAGAACCGTCTGAAGCTTTTCTTCCAAAGTTTCAGGATTAGTTCCAAGTTCACCAACACTAACTGCATATAGCGGGCGCTTTAGAACCTCAGCCACCGCCTCTGCCGTAAGCGTCTTACCAAGTCCAGGCTTACCGTGCAGTAGAAGAACACAGCCGCCACCCTTGTTGTCGATAAGGTCCGACACTAGACTAGAGTCAGAGTTACGAACTAGCGAAAGAACAAGCTTCTTTTCCTCTTCAGGAAGAACAAGCTTATCAAACGCATCGTTACGGAACGAAATGTCAGTAACCTGATCAACGTGAACTTTACCCCACTTCTTTGCTACGAACGAGAAGATCATAAGGTGAGGAACCAAGCTGCGGATATCATTATCCGTGGCCTCAGAAGGCGTGATTTCTCCGCCTTTTCGATCATCTTCATAATCGTAGTCATGACGATCCGAAGGATTGAACAACGCGTGACCAGTCTTATCCACAATAGCACGTCCAGAAGCAGGTGCCTCACGTGTATACCAGGCCACCTTGTAAGTGATATTGCCCTGGATATTCACATATCCACAGGTTTCGTTCAGAGTAAGAACCTTACGTCCCCTCTCTAGAAGAGCAGCAAGCTTTTCAGCAGGAGGAGAGAGTACGATACCCCACTCTTCAAGAGTCATAGGCTCACGCGGGCGGATGGCAAGACGGTTGATTTTGCTGTGAAGCTTTCCTTCATCCCACTGCATAACAGTGTAACGGATATCTAAAAAAGTGCCCATGAACGAATGCGCTAGTTGCACACTTTGAAGCTTTCCGTAGAACTCCACATTGGCCTGCTTGAAAAGCAAGTGCTTTCCAATATGCGGGTGAAGCGCCTCAGTAAGCATTTCAAACGGAATAGGCTTATTTTCCTTCAGCAGACCATCGATGATTTGACGACGAGCCAAAACCGTCTTTTGAAGGTCCTTATATAGCTCAGGAATCTTGCCTTCAAGCTCTACAAAGTTTTCAGAACCAAGAATCGACACAAGAGGAATCGCCGCATCTAAACCAGTAGTCAGCCTATGCAGCATGTTATAAGGGAACACCGTAGAATCCCAATTCAATAGCGCATTACCGACCGTTGCACTCTTCACCCAAAGCTGGGCTTCCGCAGCAGAATTCAAGTTTACCAACTTGTATCCATTACCTTCGATGACGGCAGGAAGCTTATTGATTTTCTTTAAATTCTTAGCCGCAGCTAGAATGTCTGCCTTAGCAAGCCTGCGAGAAGTCTTCTTAGTTACCTTCTTCTTGATATCACGACCAGACTTCTTCTTCTTAGACTTGTTTGCAGTTTGCGTAATAATCATTTCTTTGTTCTTTCCAGGATAGTTAAAGGATATTTCAGCGACCTTGTTTACTTGCTTCGGCATCTATCGCTGCTTGGGCTTCTTCTAGAGCCTTCCAGTTAGCTTCAGTCTGGTTAGCCTCAAAAGCAGCTCGACACATTTCCATGCGCGCAATCAGTTTGTCCATAGTGCCTAGTTCTTCAGCAACACCAGTCTGAAACAGAAAACGAATTTCCTGCGGAGACATAGGTCCCTGAAGAGTAGCACTGGTATCCTTGGTGGTGAAGATAGCAGTTCCACTTGGACGCACAACTAGAAACTGTCGCTGCTGTAGGCGAGCGATGCTAGCACCCATTAGACGCTCATCCTGTGCCGTTGCAGCGCTGATTCCGCCCACCACACGGTCACGGTCACGTTCCGTCTGTAGGCGCCCCACAAGCCACGTCTGAGCGTTGGACATGCCTTTGTAATCCAGGTCCATCGGGTTCTGAGAACAGAACACGACACCAAGACCATGAGCACGACCCTGCTTCAACATAGTAAGCAAAGGCTTCTTAGTAGGCGGGTTGGCAGGATGCGGAGGCATCACACCATACATTTCGTCAAGCAGCAGACACGACTTGAGATCGTTAGTACCAGGCTGTTTTCGCATCCAAGAAACTAGCTCTTCCAAGAACATGCTGATTGCGAAAATACGCTCTGAATCATCTACCAGGTGTGCAACCGAGAAGATAACTACAGGAGTCTTACCAGTCTGTGCACGGAAAAGCTTATCGATGTCGATATCGATACCTTCTCGCCACGACTGAAAGCTAGGCGCCGCCACAACGTTGTTCAGCTTTGCAGCCAACTTTCCGCGCGAGGTAGCCGGAAATACGTCCTCAAGAGGAAGAACACCGAGGTATTCAAACGGAGGATCTGTAATATCCTGCATGATATCAATGATAGTCACAGGCTTATTAGCCCTGAGACGCCACTGAATGATGTTACTGATGAATGCGTGTGGCTTGGAACGAAGTGGGTCATGCTCCGTACCAATCATTTTGCACAAGGTGCTAACTGTGGACGAAATCCTATCCGGATTAGCAATGCCCGAAAAGATGTTTACGGACTCACCATGATCCGCACCAGGAGTAAGAAAACGGATAGCCATCTTATCCCTGACCTCACCATCTGGCTGAAGAGCCAAGTTAGCAAGGTCTCCCTTGATATCGATTGCGGCTACTGGTACGCCAAGACGTACCAAGTCTTCGATAATGCCAATAATTAGGCCGGTCTTACCGCTGCCAGTTGCACCAACAACACAGGCGTGCGTAGTGAGAGCGGAAGCCTTTAGACTAACGGGACAAAGCTGTCCGTTCTTGTCTCGCCTGGAACCAAGAGTAATAATGTTTTCCTGCATGTTCCAGTTTCTCCATTCGTTGAAGTCGTTACCTTAGCTTGCCTACGTGTCGTGTCAAGCTCGTTTGATATCGTTGCGCTGATCGACAAGGACACGCGCGGTTCGGGCAAGCAGGCGCGCCAGAGCTTCTTGCGCCATCCGTTGCCCACGACTGGCCGCAGCGATCGCGCGATCGAACTGTGCTTCAAGCTGTTCGCGAATGTCGTAGTGGCCTTCGACCGAGCCCTGGGAAAGGTACACGCCAAGGATCTCGGCGGCCTTCGCGAGGTGATACTGCGACATTAGCTCCCAGGCAGGGCGCGCATCCTTTTGCTCTTCGGCTTGAGCAAGAAACGTTGGCTCGTACGCTCGCTGGTCGGCGCGTAGAGCCGCGACCCGTTGCTGAACGGCGTCGAGATCCTCCCAGCCCTGCTTTCGGAAGAGCCGCAGCCACATGTCGAGGATACTAGCTGAAACCCGCGTCCCCCAGTCGGAGGCATCTACGGGCAACACGGGCAGCCCCTCATCGAGCAGCAGTTGACGTACATCGGCGCCGCGGTCTCCAAGGACGCCGAGACAGCTGACGCGAACGAGGGCGGTCGCCGCATCGAGCGGGACCGATCCTCGTGGAAGGGACTTCGCTACCTGGAACGCCTGCGCGGAGGCGTGCCGCAGTGCTTCGTCGTCATCGCCGTCGAGCAGCCGAAACACGCAAAGCTCAAGCGCGTTTGCCACGAACTGCATGCGCTCATCCGAGAGCGACGCTCCTCCGTCAGCACCCGAGGTGCTGCGGGCAGACTCTTCCGTTGCCTCCCGAATCTTGTCGGCACCGAGCGATTCGAGAATCCAGGAATCGGCAGTCATGGCGCCTCCTCCTGCAAGAGCCGAGGCATGCCGAACTTTTTACATTCTTCAATCAAGTCAGCTTCCACGCTGTACCTTCTGTCACCCTCGGATGGAAGAGCCCCTTCAGCCCTTCAGCCTCCTGTTGTCGATCTCACCGCTCGGCCCCGTCACGTACGCAACGAACTTCTTGCGGAACTCAGCCTCCGGGACGTGCAGCCGCTCGAACTGCACAGCGCACTGCGCGTCGCGCTCCGTCCCGTGCAGTGCCCAGATCGTGCAGTGCGGTCGCGAAAGCAACCACACGTTGCGATCGAG